AGGTAATATCCCGGCGGGTAAGGATAATATGGGTGGCGTTGCTGCTGGCCGTTTAACTACAACTTATATTGGAGGAACAACGTTAGGGGCATCAAATGGTGAAGAAAGTCATGTATTTGATATTAGTGAATTGCCTATTCATCATCATTCAGTTTCACCTATTGACGGTGGCACAGCTTCAGTAGCTTCTGGTGGCGATGCTGTTGTTGCTACTGCTAGTAGTAGTGTGGCTACCGGGGATACAGGAAGTAATAATCCTGTTAGTAAATTACAGCCAACAATTATTCTAAATTATATTATTAAATACTAACCTAAGTATTCCCAAAGTTCTAATAATTTAAGTAATGCTTGTTTATCTTGGTTGGGTTCAAAATATTGGATTTTCTTTCTGTTCTCCCACCATTTATCTAATTTAGATAATGCAATTTGAGTTTCTACAGAGTAATGTGAAATTTTTTTAGATTCTAATAAATTTTTATATAATTTCGCGAATATTTCAAAAGTATGGTAAATAATAAGTATTTTGTTAAGTTGGGTAGGTTCTATATGTTCTAAACTTTTAATCATATCGATATTCATAATGGAGTCAATAATTTACACAGTAAATAGTTAAAACAAAATTATATAATTAAATAATCAATAATATATGGCACAAAATAAAAATAAGCAGGATCGGTCCCCTAAAGTAGTTCAAAAGAATAAGATAGATTTTGAATTAAGAATCAAAGAACTGAATTGGACTGAAAATCAGAGAGCATTTTTAGATTTAGCACTTGATCCTCATACTCAAATTATGATTGTTAAGGGGTGCGCGGGCACTTCCAAAACAAGTATTTCTATTTTTACAATGTTACAGTTACTTAATCAAAAGAAAGTATCTGATTTAATATTAGTGCGCGGCAATGTTGAGAGCGCAGATTCTAAAATGGGTTATCTGCCCGGTAATAGCTCTGAGAAAATTCAACCTTTCATGATGCCTTTCTTGGATAAGTTAGATATGTTCTTATCTCCAGCCGAAATTAAAAAATTAGAAAGTGAAAATCGTTTGGTATGCCAGCCATTAGGGTTTCTGCGCGGCCTAGATTATCAAGTTAAAGCACTCTGTTTAGATGAAGCTCAAAATAGTTCAGTTAAAGAGATTTTGACTTTTTTAAGTAGAATTGGTAGATATTGCAAGACTTTCGTATGCGGCGATCCAGAACAAGCTGATATTAAGAATAGCGGATTCGATATTGTATATAATTTGTTTAACAATCAAGAGTCCCGCGATCAAGGCATCTATTGCTGGGAATTTACAGAGGAGGATGTTATGCGTTCCGATTTATGCAAGTTTATTACGAAGAAATTCCGTGAATTAAATAATCAAAATAATCATAATCAGAATGTAAGTCATTCAAAACATAATTATCCGCCGGGGAGAGGGTATCCAACATCTCTCGGGGAAATTGAAGAGTATTCTCCTTCTAAAAAGTAAGTATGGCTAATACTTTAGATTTTGAAGAAAGTTTGCCTGAGATAAATAGGATTATTTCTATTAATATTGGGAAGTGGAAGCTCCAAGGTGCAATTCCCAGTATTTCCAAAGAAGACATTGAGCAGGAATTAAGAATGAGATTATGGAATAAATGGCATTTATACGATCCAGATAAGGGACCACTACCTCAGTGGTTATCTACAGTTTGTAGTAATGCTATTAAAACTCATTTACGAAATCATTATTATAAATTTAGTTCTCCTTGCGCCGGGTGTCCTGCCAATCTAACGGGCGGGCAATGCAAATTATTTGGACAAACCGAATCGTTAAATTGCAAAATATACAAGAATTGGGTAGCCGAAAAAAAAACGCAGTGTGATATAAATCTCCCGGTAGCTTTAGATCATCATACCCAAGAAGTAAGTGAAAAGCCGTGGGATGAATCAAATATTTTTGAAGAGTTAGAGGAATTAAAAGATAAGTTAAGGGAAAAACTTAACTATAATGAATTTTATATTTTTAATGCAATTTACTTGGAAGACAAAACTGATCTTGAAATAATTAATGATTTAAAGTTTTCGAGCCGGGCGCAGGGAATGAGGGCAATTAAGCAATTAAAAGATATGATAGTTGATTTAGTTAAAAGCATACTAATTGAGGAAGAAATGATTTAATTTTAAAATATGAACGATGATTACTTTAAAATAGAAGATTTAAATGAGCTTTGGACTAAATTCCGGCGGACTTATAAATCAGACCCTACTCAGTTAGTGATTGGATCAAAAGAGTACGAAGATATTCAGGGATGGGCTTACGAGTATTACAATCCCAATCGAGGCGGAAGTTATGATAAAGAAAATGCTAGGCACAAGAAATATATTGAAGAATTACACACTAAACCTTTTGGGTTAGAGTTAGTCAAAGTAGATAAAGAATCTTATTTAGAATTAAAGTAATATGCCAGTGCAAAATGTAACTTATACAGAGGAAGAAAAAGCCAAGGTTTTAAATTTTTGGAATTCCAAGAAAGGGACTCCGCCGGGACTTAATGAAATTGTTACTTTTTTTACTGACGGAACAGAATCAGACCCTCGGAGTGCAACGGGTCATAAAGTTCGCCAAATTCTTTTGGATGCTAAGATTCGCGCCAAGACTAAAGAGTGGGAAAAAGTAGAGCCTGTTATTCTAAGTGATAGTGACAAGTTATTTATTAAAAACAATATTAAAGACCAACGGGTTATAGATATTGCCCGCGTTTTAAATCCTGATACTAAAGTTACTCCATTAGGGCGTGAAGTGCGCGCGATCAATGCTTATTTAAAAGAAATTGGAGAAGAAGTTGTGCGACGCGGGGACGAAACGCCAGTGGATGAAAAATATGAGCCGCCCAAAACTATTCATCAAATTCTTGCCAAAGTTAATTTATTTCTTAATGCGGGATTAAGTTTACAGAGTATGACGGCATATCAGAAGAGATGCTTAGAGAATACTATTAACTTTTTACATTCCCCGCGATTCATTCAAGAAATTAATAACTATGCTAGTGTTGAAAAACGGGTGGCTTTTGAATCAGAATTCGTGCGCGGGGTATTCGATAAACCTGATTTAATGCCCGAGGAAGTTTCTTTATATATTAACTGGTGCAATGATATTATTCAAGCTTCCGATTTAAAGAAACAGTTAGATAAGTTAAATGTGATGTTAGATAGAATTACCGATGACGAAGGTGGAAAAACGTCAATGGCTTTGGCTGAAACAATCGGAAAAGTTACAGGGCATCTTAACGAGGTACTTAAGCGCCAAGAAAGAATTTACGGCATTTTAAATACTGCACGATCTAAACGTACGGAAGATAAACAAAATAAGAATGCTAACCTTGCCCAACTCTACGAATTTTTCAGAGAAGAGGAAAATCGTAAGAAAATGCTCAAGCAAGCAGCACTGTTAAAAGAAAATAGAAAAACGGAAATTAAAAGACAAGACACGTTAAATGATACTATCTTATTGAGTTTAGGATTGACGACTGAAGAAGCTATTAGTTAATTATGGAGTATATCTGTAAACTATGCAATCAGAAAATCGAAAGTAATAAACACTTTTGGGAATTTCATAGTATTAAAATTGCCGATTACTTTGAACGACATGAGCCGCGCGAAACTTTAACGGGTCATCCAGTTGTATTCAAGAAAGATATTGAACAATATTTTGAGACACAATTTTTAGATTTAAATGATAGAAATGCTTGGGCTAAGAAAAATCCCGAGGCCGCGAAGGAATTGTTTATTGATTTACTAGTTAAACGTAAGTTGAAAAAGAATTGGAAGTATGCGCCGGGGGAAACACAATTACGGCTGGCTGGATTACCTAGCATTCTCTGGTTTGAAAAACAATTTAATTTATCTTTTAATGAAATTTGTAAGAAATTAGATTTCCAAATTAGATTCAATAATACGAAATTAGATATAGATTGGGCAGCCCCAATTGAAGTAATTATCGACACTCGTGAACAAAAAGAATTAAATTTAGATAAACATATTACTATTGTTAAGCATAAATTACACTATGGTGACTATGCTTTAGCTAATAATGAGAAAATTTCTATAGAACGTAAGAGTATTAGTGATTTCGCGGGCACAATGTCAGCGGGATACGAACGATTTCAGAAAGAATTACAGCGTGCGAAAAAGGATCATGGATATTTAGTTATTTTAGTAGAAAGTTCTTGGGCGGATTTCAAAAGTATCGAGTATCTTCCTCAGACTAAACATATACAATCAACTTTTGACCATCTTGCGAAGCGGGCGCGCGACCTATACGAACAATTTGATATTTTCCAAATAGTGTTTGTTGATGGCCGGAAATCGGCAGCTAAAACGGCTGAATTTATTTTAAAATTGGGAAAGAAAGTTAAAAAAACAGATTTACAATTATTAGTTAATAAGAAACTAATTTAATTTATGAGTTTTATAGAACCAGCCGAAAAAACACAATTCATTATAGATATTAATGAAGCAATTGGTGCTGTCAATGGAACTATAGACGAAGAACAATCTAAATATTATCTAGCCAAGTTCTTGGAAAATAACTTGGCTTATACAATGAAGTTGCTCACGGGTACTGCGGGCAAAGGTATCGAAATGTATCCGTTTCAAGAGATACTGCTTAAGATGTTATTCAATAAAGATAACGTTCTTTGTATAATGGGGCGCGGTGTAGGTAAGTCAACAGTTGCCGTTTGGTTTATTATTCTATATGCTTTACTTTACCCGGGGGCAAAGATTGGTATTCTAACTCCTACTTTCAGACGGTCGCGTGAAATGTTCAAAGGTATTCAAGATATAGCCAATATGAAAGGGGCGGAATTATTAAAAGCTTGCTTAAATAGTGAGCGACAAGCCCCTGATTTATGTTTCATGAAAATTGGAACTAGTGAAATTGTGGCTTTGCCTCTTGGAGCATCGGGCGATAAAATCCGTGGTTATCGTTTTAATGTTGTTATTCTTGACGAAGCGGGATTCGTTCCAGAGAAAATTATTACAAGTGTTATTATTCCTTTCTTATCTACTAACGTTGATCCTATCGAAAGACAAAAAACTAAGAAAAGAGAAGATGATTTGATTGCGCGCGGGCTAATGACTGAAGCCGACCGAATCGTTTTCAAGAACAATAAATTTTTAGCTTTTAGTTCTGCGACTTATCAATTTGAATATTTGTTTACTATGTATAAGAAGTATAAGGAAGCTATTTTAAACCCTTCCAAAGACCAAGATGCTTCTTATGGTATATTTCAAATGTCTTATGAAGCTGCTCCAGAGGGACTATTGAACACGGCGGCCACTGAAAATGCCAAAAACTCTCTATCTAAAGCTGAATTTACTAAAGAATATTGTGCTCAATTTCCCAGCGATTCAGATAGTTATTTTTCTATGAAGAAAATGGAAGAATGCACTGTACCAATGGGACAAGAACCTTGTTTGGAGTTAGTGGGAGAAAAGGGGGCCAAATATCTTTTGTCTATTGACCCTAACTCAATGAGTGATGCTAGCACGGCTGACCATTTTGGTATGGGTTTATTTAAATTAAATGAAAAAAATCAAACGGTTACTCTCGTCCATCAGTTTGCCGCCTGCGAATTGAATATAACTGATTATATCTGGTATTTACTTTACTTACTTACTGAGTTTAATCTTGTTTGTATTGTTATTGATAGAAGCGGGGCACAATTTATAAATATGTGCAATGATTCTCAAATATTTAAAGATCGTGGGATTATTCTTGAATTTTTTGATGCTGATTTTGATGTAGATGAAAAAGAATATATTAGAGAATTGAATCGAGCTAGACGGAGCTATAATTTAACAGCTAAGAAGATTTGTTATTCTCAATATTTTAATAATGACTGGAAACGGAGAGCTAATGAGCATCTTCAGTGGTCAATAGAATATAAGAAATTGTGGTTTGCTGCGATCCCCGGAGATGAGAAATCAGAAATACTTCAAAATTTAACTATTCCCAATTTTGATAAATTGAAAATTCACTCTGGGGAAGAAAATGGCGACGATAGTGCTTCTAGACGTATTGATTTTATTGAACATCAACAGTTTTTAATGAAAGATGTAAAAAGTCAGTGTAGTTTGATCGAATTACAAGTATCAAGTCAAGGCACTCATACGTTTGAATTACCTAGTAATATTAGACGTATACGTGGCGAAGGTCAAATTCGACGGGATTGTTACACCAATCTTTATTTAGGTAATTATATGGCAAAGCGTTATTTTGACATGATGAGTACTAGTGACAAATTTAATTACAATACTTCATTCGTTCCATTTATTGTTGGGGATGGCAAAATGATTAAATATTAACAATAAAGTGTAAATTATTAAATCTATGGCCCGTTCAAAGAAAAAAACAATCTCTCCTCTTGAAACTTCGATTATCAAGCCAAATAACAATTATCAATTTGAACCTGTAAGTATAGGTCATGATAAATTAAGTGCAGCTAACTATGGCTGGGATGACTCTTTATATCCTATTAGAGAAGATACTGATTTACATACTCCATTCAGAGATTATCTTAGATTTAATAATTTATTAGAGTTTCGTATCCCGTATCAAGAATTTGGTCGCTATCTCTATATGCGCGAGCCAATTCGTTTGTGCCAAGTTGCATGGCGGGAAGTTCCCGTGTTCTATCAAACCGTTGAAACAATGACTGATTTGAGTAGCACAGATATTAAATTATACAAAGGATCGGACAAGGGTAAAAAATTCTTCCAATCTTGGTTTGATGTTATTAATTTGAATAATTTCAAAGAACAATTTTTTAGAGAGACGTACCGTTCTGGGAATATGTTTGTTTATAGATATGATGGATCGATCAAATCTAATAAATTGAATAAATTTATGTTTGGCCGCGACAAAGAAGCAAATGCTGCTAAAAGCATTGATATTCCAGTAAGATATGTCGTGCTTAATCCTGCTTTCGTATCTCTTTTTAATGGGTTAGATTTAAACAATGTCCCTGTATATTATTGGATGGTGGATACTGCTACTCGCGACCAATTACGTAGACTCCAGCAGGAAGGACATGATTTAGACTTAAGTGAAGAAACCAAACAGATTTTAACAAATAATGTTTCTGAGACAAAATTAGATTCAGAGAAGCTGTATCCTTTATTTTATCGTAAACAAGATTACGAACCGTTTGCATTACCAATGGGTTATCCCGTATTGGATAATATAAACATGAAATTAGAGTTCAAGAAGTGTGATATGATTGTTGCTAAAACGGTTGAATCTGTAATGACTGTAGTAAAACATGGTGTGCCTGACAAAGATGGTCAGATGCATGTCAACCCATTAGTGGCGCAAGCATTGCAAAAAATGTTTTTAACTAAACAAACCGGGCGGACAATTGTAACCACCACTGATACTACTATTGATTTTGTTATCCCTGATTTGCAAAAGGTTCTTGGCCCAGAAAAATATGAAAAAATCGATCAAGAAATTAATGATGGATTAATGAATATTTTCTTTGGCGAACAAAAATTCGCTAATATTATGGTTAAGTTGAGGGTTTTCGTTCAGAAGTTAGAGCATGCTCAAAGTATCTTTTTAAATGAATTTTTAATTCCTGAAATGAAAAGGGTGGGTAAATTAGCGGGATATAAACCAGAAGATATTCCTGTACCTAAGTTTGCTCCCATCAGAGTAGACGATACGGCTAATGCTGATCGAATTATGGCGAATTTATTACAATTAGGCGTGCTAACCCCGAAAGATGGTAAAGATGCAATCGAGAGCGGATTACTACCCGAATGGGAAGATTTACTTCTTAATCAAAAAGATTACAAAGCCGCGCGAGATAAAGGTTTATTCGTTCCATTAATTGGAGGAAACGATCCTACTCAAGAGCCTCCCGGACAAGGTGGCAGACCGTCAGGATCAAAAGGCCCAAAGAAAACAAGTAAGCCGGGATTCAAAGGGTCGTCTGCTTCAGAGTATCAATATGATGTTATTAAGTTCAGAAAAAATGTTTTATTGGCTTCAGCAGTAACAGATAAAATAACTGAAGATTTTAAAGTTAAGTATAATAAAACTAAATTAACTAAAAAAGATAAAGAGCAAATTAAAGTTATCGCTAATCATTTAACGTCTAATGAAGCTCCCGACAAGTGGAAAGAAAATATTGCTACTTATTTAGAAACTTTACCAGAGCCTAACCTAGCTAATATTGCTGAAATTGTAGAAATCAAAGAATATCAAAAAATAGACGATGATTTAAGCGCCGCTTTGTTAATGTGGTCCAAGAGAGAATAAAGTTATGTCTGACAACCTTTTTTTAATTGCAACAAAACAAATTCGCAACAACGATTTAAGTGGATATGTTTTAGGTATTTTCCAGAATAATTTTACTGGATTGCTTGGTAGTTATTATCAAACTAGTGGGTACTTTGGTGGGTATATAGTTTATTCAAGTGGCGGTAATCAAACAATATACGGGACAAAATCATTTTTTACTAGTCCTAATGTTCCATATTCCGGGTCAACAGGCTCGGCTCCATCTCAGCAATTTGTTATCGATCAAATTTCTGGGGTTCAGTCCCAAATTACAACTCTAAATGCTTATACAACTGCCTCCGCCCATTTAACAGGTACGGAAAGATTTCTAGGGTATAAATATTTTGATCAAGTAGTTATCAATTCTGGACAAATCACGGGCCAACTCACTGTTCCTACTCCAACTAGTTCGGGGGATGCAGTACCTTTAATTTACTTACAAAATACTATTTCTAATCTATTAAATGGTAATTTATTAACTAGCACAGGTAATCAAACTGCTAGTGGTATAATTTCATTTTTTAATGGAGGCACAATATATGCACCAATTGCTACTACTCCAAGCGGAGTCGTGCCCTTAACTCAATTGAATACTACTGGTAGTAATATATTAGCTTTATTGTCAGCTACAGGGTCTAATTTACAAGCACAAATTAACGCTTTAAATCTGGCGGCTTTTGCCAGTGTAACAGGATTTGCTGGAGTATTAACATTTAATGCACAGTCAGGAAATATTTTTTCTCAAGGTAGAGGCACGGTAACATGTACTCAAAATGGCAATATTTTTAATGTTAGCGGGCATACCTTAGATGGTTATACAGGATCATTTTTAGGGTCTATACAAATAAATAGTGGTATATCTAGCCAATTTATAGGTTATGGATATAATTATAATGCAATTCCTCATGTTTTTCCTCAGTTAATAAATAATTCTGGCGACCCATTACTAGAATATTATGTGTCCGGGCGCTCTACAAGTGGATTTAATATTGTTTTTTCAAATACAGTTGGGACAAGTGGGTATTCATTAAGTTATTTTGGATTCACTGGTACGGGTAGTATTATAAATGTAGTGCAGGGGCCACAAGGGGCACCAAGTTTAATTCCTATCACTCCAATTACTTTAAATACTTATTTTAGAACAGGACTAACTGGGGCAGCATTATGGGAATGGCAGCTACCTCAAGATTTTGTTCTTACAGGTATTAATTTAGGTTGTCGTGTAACAGGGAGTGGCGCATGGTATAGCGGATCAATTTATACAGTTGATACTAATAATAATCAAACAAACTTCACGGGATTATATTTAAATTCTGGACAATATTTCTCGACAATAAATTGTTCTAATAATTTCTTTTTTGCTCAATCTCCGGGGAGTATTGGAATTGATATTTTGAGTTTATCTTCTGGAATGAGTAAAATTTCTATTGGGCTATTTGGTTATGGAGTATAAATTTATCCATTTAGGACTATTTATTGCATTATTTTTATTTCTTTGGTTTGAAACAAATGGACCTTTGTTATGGTTAAAATTATTAAGATTAGATAAATTTTTACCTTATTATACTGAATATAAAAATATTGTTGACGGGGGAGGGAAAATAGGATATTTAACTTTTTTATCTAATATAGATAAATCGTTTTTAATTCAATTATTAAGCTGTTCGGTTTGCCTGTCGGTGTGGATATCATTATTCATATCATTTATATCAGATAGTTTACGTTATTTTCCTGTAATTAATATTACTGGGTTAGTAGTTTATTTTCTGATTAAAATTTTGCAAAGTAAAGCGAATAAGGTGTAAAGTAAGATATGAATAAGGTATTTATATTTGTTATTTTGAGTTTCAGTCTATTATTAAATGGCTGTGAATCTTTGCAAGTTAGATATAATAAGCAGGTGAGCCGCGCGGCTTTTGCTGTAAATGACTCTATTAAAGTAAAACGTTTTGATTTGGCTGATAATTATTCAAAAAATTTACTTACATTAGTTACCCCTTTAAAAGACAATGAAAAAATTAAAATTAAAGGAATTAATAAAACTTTAGGTGGTGGCACAGCACAAAAAACTAAAGAAGTTATTATTCTTCCAGCGGGCTCAGACAAACAAGAAGTTATTGTGCAAGATTCTGAAGAATATCAGGATTTACTCAAAAATAATCAAGATTTACAAAAACAGGTGGCGGGAGAGCACAATACTTTGATAGCTTTCCAAAACCAGACTAATAAAATATTAATAGAACAAACCGCCGCTTTACAAAAAGCGAATAGTAGGGGCTGGTTTTATAAATTTTTTGGGTGGGTAAAAATTGCGACTGGGGTAGGAGTGCTGGGATCGATAATCATTCTTGGAATTGTTGCCTTTTGTATTCCGGGTGGGCTTCCATTAGTATTAAATATTTTATCTTTATTATGGGGGTTGGTTTTCAAAATTATTAATTTAGGCATCAGTGAAATAAATGTTATTATCGTAGCAATTAAAAATCATTTTAAATAAGTATGGGTACTAAACAGAATATAATAGATAAATCCAATCGCAGTGTTTGGAAAAGTAAAAAAGCAATGTTAGCGTTAATTACTTTAGCTAATTCTATAGTAGTTTTTATACTTGGCTTGCTTGCTATTTTACATACTCCCGAAGCTGCCTCGGCTATTGTTAATTTGTGTAGTGCTGAAATACAATTTATTGCTGGGGTTATGAGTGCCACGGTCCTTGGTATTTCAGTACTTGACTATAAAACAGTTACTTCTTTGGAAAATATTTCTAAATCAGAAACTATTCATAACGTAACTGAATATATCGAAAAAACACTTAGGCCCAAAAATGTCGATACAGGAGAAATAGAATAATTTTTATGCGTTGGTATATTAGTTTATATAATAAATTTTTCCCTACAAAGGTTAATCCACCCGTTTTTACAAGTGTTCAGAAAACTGCTCCTACTGTTATCACAATTCCGGTGGAGTCGTCAGAATCGCCCCCAGTTGTCAGCACTAAATATTCTCTTAGGTTCGATCAATTTATACCATTTATTATAGAGGCTGAGACTGTTTATAAAAAGGGACATTATGGAGATGACCAATTTGTTTTAACTGAACATGACCCTGATGATTCAGGCGGGACTACTCGTTACGGAATTGATAAATCTAGTCATAAAAATATTGATGTTGAACATTTAACTTTGGAGCAAGCTAAAGATATATATTTTACTGAATGGAAATCTGCTAATATAGAAGAACAATACACTTATCCATTAGGGGAATGTGTATTTGATTGCAATGTGAATGCTGGAGCTAGTCGTACAGCAAAAATTTTGGCGGTAACAGGAAAAGATGTGAATCAATTTTTAAAAGAACGAGAAAATTTCTATCGTCGATTAGCTAATTCTGTTCCTAAAAATCAGAAATATCTCAAAGGGTGGATAAATCGTATAACAAATCTGAAAACGTATCTTAAATTAAATTAACCATGTACGTTACAGGAACTCAATATACTTACGAGAATCGGATACATCAATTGATCCGCACTACAGGAGATTTTTATACATTCTGCATAGAAGGGTCTGGATATTTAAGTCAAGTTAACTTAATTCATTTAAATAAATGGAATAGAGAGTTAGAGCACGTTTATTACGAATTAACTAAAATCGCTCATCCTGTTCCATTCCTAATTACCGGCGGCTCAGGTATTTCTCCATCGTCATCCTTCTTTATTTTACAGAATGGTGGTTATTTCAATTTGGTAAATGGAGGTAAACTAACTTTGATGAACCAAATTAGTTCTAGTAATAATATTATTACAGAAAATCTAAATATTTTAATAACTGAAAATGGAGACGCAATTATTCAAGAATAAAATTTTAAAAGTGTAAATAGTTAATAATTATGTCAAATCAAAAATTTTCAGATTTTACGAACGCTTCTAGTTTATCAGACTCCGATATTATAGTGGGATTACAAGGTGGAGCGAATATACAAACTTTAATATCTGTAATTCGATCCACTTTAGGGATACCTGTAGCTACAGTAATTCCTTATGCTGGCCCATCCGCCCCTACAGGATGGTTATTATGTGACGGTTCTATTGTTAGCAGAACAACTTATAGCGCATTGTTTGCGATTGTTGGAGAAACTTTTGGGGCTGGAGATGGTTCTACCACTTTCGTTTTACCTAACTTGATTGATTATGTTCCTGCCGGTGTAGGTGGAACACTTGGCTCAACAATAGGTGTAACAGTTGGAGCGTTAACTGTGACTTTAACTGAAAATCAATTAGCTAGTCATACTCACCATTATTCTAGCCCTGATGCCATTGTCACGGTGGCGGCAG